TTGTTAATTACTACATTGAATCATTACACTGGAGTGAAGAAGAGGCTTGCAAATACGCACTTAGCTTATTTAAAAACGGAACTATCCAAAATATTAAGCTGATAGGAAAGGATGGACAAGAACTATGATTGATATTGAAAACTTAAAAAAAGAGTTTCCTGTTGGTAGTCGAGTTGAACTTATCAAGATGGAAGATAAACAAGCACCACCAATTGGGACAAGAGGCACGGTAATAGGTGTTGATGATATCGGTTCGATCATGGTTGCTTGGGATAATGGAAGTTCACTAAATGTTGTATATGGGGTTGATAAATGCGAAAAGCTAAATATTGTTAAAACAATATGCTATGGCAAGGAACAAATATGGGATAAAAAAGAAGATGCAATTGAATTTTTTGTTGATTGTATGCTTAATTCTGAAGGTTCAGAAAGAGAAAGATACTGTAACATTTTATCTTCGCTAGAGGCCAATTTGAAAGTATGCAAAGATATGTAGAAATCCAAGTACTTTATATATCATAGATATATAAAAAAACATTCAAAAAAAGATACACAATTGACTTGATATAAGTCCTCTTTAGAGTGATATATATACACGAGGAAGGAATACAACTTCCAAGGAGAAACAAGCATGAAAAATACAGAAAACCAAGTTACAAATATGAAAAAACAAACAATCGGAGTCGAGGTTGAGATGAACTCAATTACAAGAAAAAAAGCAGCAATTTTGGTTGGAGAATATTTTGGTACAAGAGCATACGATGCAGCAAGAGAATACGGTTATTTCAGTTGGGCTTGCAAAGACACGAAAGGAAGAACATGGAAATTCCAAAAGGATGTATCAATTGCAGGACCAGACGATGAAAAATGCGAAATGGTAACGCCAATCCTAACCTATGATGATATTGAAGACTTGCAGGAAATTATAAGAATACTTAGAAAAGCGGGTGCGAAAAGCGTTGCATCAAGGATGTGTGGAGTTCACATCCATATTGGAGCAAACGGGCATACCCCACAAACAATGAGAAACCTTACAAACATTATGGCAAGCCACGAAAGCTTACTTGCTGAGGCACTCAACCTTGATAGAGGAAGAATTGATAGATACTGCCGAACAGTTGACGGAAGGTTCTTAAAAGCAGTCAATAAGAAAAAGCCTAAAACAATGAGTGCATTTGCTGATGTCTGGTACGAAAGCCAAAACGAAGGATATGGAAGAACACAACATTATAATGGGAGCAGATACCACATGCTAAACTTTCATGCAACATTTACAAAAGGAACAATTGAATTTAGATTATTCCAATTTGATGCACCGAGTGATGGTAAAGCAAATGGGCTTCATGCAGGACAACTTAAGAGTTACATTCAACTTTGCTTGACACTAAGCCAAATGGCAAAAGATGCAAAGGCAGCATCAAGCAAACCTCAACAACATGACAATCCAAAATATGCAATGAGAACATGGCTACTTAGACTTGGCTTTATCGGAGATGAATTCAAAACAGCTAGAGAATTCTTAACTAAAAGGTTGTCAGGAGATGCAAGCTTCAGAAGTGGGGTAAGACCTATTTCTATAGCCTAAGGAGGTAATTTATATGAAGAAGACTTACTATTTAGCCTATGGCTCAAACTTAAATGAAAGGCAAATGAAAAGAAGATGCCCTGATGCAACCAAGGTTGGAACGTCATTCATTGATGGTTATAGGCTCATGTTTAAAGGAAGCAAAACAGGTGCATACCTTACAATTGAAAAAGCAAAAGGACATAAGGTTCCAGTTGGTGTGTGGCTTGTGAGTGGGCAAGACTTGGCTTCACTTGACGTTTACGAGGGGTACCCTTCCTTTTATTATAGGAAATGGGTAAATGTTCCATTTGAAAATAAAAACGCAACACAGGGCAAAATAAACGCCTTAGTCTACATAATGCATGAGGCCAGGAACCTTGCTTGCCCCACGAAATTCTATGTTGATACCTGCCTTGAAGGGTATGAAGACTTTGGATTTGACAAAAGATATCTATTGGAAGCACTAAAATTTAGCTTGGAGGTAAACGATGAAGACAAACGATAATTTTATGAAGACTTGTCCTAAATGTGGCAAGAACTACAAAGCACCATCTGCCATTTCAAGGGTAGATAATAAAACGGCGATTTGCCCAACGTGTGGTACGAGAGAGGCGCTTGAAGGCTTAGGTATTAACAATGACGAGATTGAAAAAATAATCGAAACAATACCAAAGTATGAATAAAAGTAAAGAGAATCAAAGTCGGCTTGATGGTCGGCTTTTTCTTATTGATAAGGAGGTGGAAATTTGCGAAAACTTAAAAAGTATGTTCCGACTAAGTTCAAAGCTAAAGACTCCACCTATGATAAAGCTGCTGCAGATTATGCTGTTAACTTTATTCAATGCTTGTGTCATACGAAAGGTACATGGGCAGGTGAGCCATTTGAACTTATAGATTGGCAAGAGCAAATTATAAGAGATGTGTTTGGAACATTGAAACCAAATGGCTATAGGCAATTTAATACAGCTTATATCGAGATACCTAAAAAGCAAGGAAAGTCCGAGCTTGCTGCTGCAGTTGCATTGCTTCTTACATGCGGTGATGGTGAAGAAAGAGCTGAAGTTTATGGATGTGCAGCCGATAGGCAACAAGCATCAATCGTATTTGAGGTTGCAGCGGATATGATAAGAATGTGTCCTGCACTTAATAAAAGGTGCAAGATACTATCGGCAACAAAGCGAATTATTTATTTGCCAACAAATAGCTTTTATCAGGTCTTGTCCGCTGAGGCTTATTCTAAACATGGCTTTAACATACACGGAGTTGTGTTTGATGAGTTACATACTCAGCCAAATAGAAAACTTTTTGATGTTATGACCAAAGGTTCTGGTGATGCAAGAATGCAACCTTTGTATTTCTTAATCACCACAGCAGGAACTGATACTAAATCTATTTGTTATGAAACACATCAAAAAGCAAAAGACATTCTTGAAGGAAGAAAACATGATTCCACATTCTACCCAGTCATTTATGGAGCGGAAGTGGATGATGATTGGACGGATCCTAAAGTATGGAAAAAGGCAAATCCATCACTTGGCATAACAGTTGGAATAGACAAGGTAAAAGCGGCTTGTGAAAGTGCAAAACAAAATCCTACAGAAGAAAATTCATTCAGACAGTTAAGGCTAAATCAATGGGTAAAGCAAGCAGTAAGATGGATGCCTATGGAAAAGTGGGACAATTGCAGGTTTGACTTTAATCCTGAAGATTTAAAAGGGAGAGTTTGCTATGGTGGCCTTGATTTATCTTCAACAACTGATATTACGGCTTTTGTATTAGTGTTCCCACCAACTGATGAAGATGAGCATTATTATGTTCTGCCTTATTTTTGGATACCAGAAGAAAATATGGAGGCAAGAGTCAATAAAGACCATGTTCCTTATGACTTGTGGGAAAGGCAAGGCTTTATTGAAACGACCGAAGGCAATGTTATTCATTATGCCTACATTGAGAGTTTTATAGATGAGCTTGGTAAAAAATACAACATAAAAGAAATTGCTTTTGATAGGTGGGGCGCAACAATGCTTGTTCAAAATCTGGAAGGACTCGGTTTTACAGTCGTTCCCTTTGGTCAGGGATTTAAAGATATGAGCCCACCGACAAAAGAGCTTATGAACTTGGCCCTTGGCAAAACTTTAAGGCATAATGGACATCCAGTGCTTAGATGGATGATGGACAATGTGTGTGTTAGAACAGATCCAGCAGGAAATATAAAGATGGATAAGTCAAAATCCACAGAGAAGATTGATGGTAGCGTGGCAACTGTTATGGCACTTGATAGAGCAATAAGAAATAAAGGAGAGACTTCTGATTCAGTTTATGATTCAAGAGGTCTTTTAATTATTTAGGAGGTCAAAAATGGGACTTATAAACAAATTATTCAAATCACGAGATCAACCCAAGATAGATAACAGAACTGTTGGTAGTTCTTATTCGTTTTATATGGGCGGTTCTTCAGCTGGTAAGAATGTAAATGAAAGAAGTGCAATGCAAATGACTGCAGTTTATTCATGTGTAAGAATTCTTGCAGAAGCTGTTGCAGGATTGCCATTACATCTTTATCGATATAAGGAAGACGGTTGAAAAGAAAGAGCGATAGACAATAACCTTTATCACTTACTACATGACGAACCAAACAAGGAAATGAGTTCATTTATATTTAGAGAAACACTTATGACTCATTTGCTTTTATGGGGAAACGCTTATGCACAGATTATAAGAAATGGTAAGGGCGAGGTTGTAGCTTTATATCCTTTGATGCCAAATAAGATGCAAGTTGATAGAGACGAAAATGGTGAGCTTTATTACATATACACGAGAAGTTCTGACGAAGCAAAGACTATGGACGGAGTGACGGTGTATTTAACGCCAAGAGACGTCTTACATATTCCAGGACTTGGATTTGATGGGCTAGTAGGATATTCGCCAATAGCGATGGCCAAAAATGCGATAGGACTGTCAATTGCTACAGAAGAATATGGTGCAAAATTTTTTGCGAATGGTGCTGCACCATCTGGTGTCTTGGAGCATCCAGGGACAATTAAGGATCCATCAAGACTAAGAGAGAACTGGAACTCGACATTCGGTGGCTCTGCTAATTCTGGTAAGGTTGCAGTATTAGAAGAAGGAATGAAGTACACACCGATTTCAATTTCACCAGAACAAGCTCAGTTCTTAGAAACAAGGAAATTTCAAATTGATGAGATAGCTCGAATTTTTAGGGTTCCACCTCATATGGTTGGTGACCTTGAGAAATCGAGCTTTTCTAATATCGAGCAGCAGTCGCTTGAATTCGTGAAATACACCCTTGAACCATGGCTTGTGCGTTGGGAGCAAAGCATGATTCGTTCGCTCCTCACCCCAAGCGAGAAGCAGGAATATTTCATTAAATTCAATGTTGACGGACTGCTGCGCGGCGACTATGCAAGCCGCATGAGCGGGTACGCTACCGCAAGGCAGAACGGCTGGATGTCCGCAAATGACATTCGGGAGCTTGAAAACCTTGACCGTATTCCTGCCGAGGACGGCGGCGATCTATATCTCATAAACGGCAATATGACAAAATTGGCTGACGCGGGTATCTTTGCGACGGCTGACAGAGAGGAGGACAATTCTAATGAAGAAGTTCTGGAAGTGGACGAACAAGATGATACAGAACGAGGAAACACAGGAGCAAACCCCGGAGAGAACGCTGTTCCTAAACGGCACTATCGCAGATGAAAGTTGGTTTGACGATGACGTCACACCGCAGCTTTTCAAGGAGGAATTGCTGTCCGGCAGCGGAGATATTACCGTCTGGATTAACTCGCCCGGCGGGGACTGCGTTGCGGCAGCGCAGATCTACAATATGCTGATGGATTACAAAGGCAATGTCACGGTGAAGATTGACGGCATAGCCGCAAGCGCCTCTTCGGTTATTGCAATGGCGGGAAACAAGGTGATGATGTCCCCAGTTTCCATGCTGATGATACACAATCCCATGACGATTGCTATGGGCGATTCAGCCGAAATGCAGAAAGCGATCGAAATGCTGTCCGAGGTCAAGGAAAGCATTATGAACGCTTATGAAATCAAGACCGGAATGAGCCGCGCGAAGATTTCTCACCTCATGGACGCAGAAACATGGATGAATGCAAACAAGGCGGTTGAACTTGGCTTTGCTGACGGAATACTTACTCGTGACGAACCGAATGAAGCGCCTGCCGCAGATTCGCTGATGTATTCCGAAGCGCAGGTGGTAAATTCCCTTATGGGCAGGATCGCGGAAAAGTGCCGCATTGCCCCGAAAACCGAACACAAAACCAAAGCCGAGGATTTATTTTCTAGGCTTGATTTGATTAAGAACTGGAGGTAACGAAAATGACAATTCTTGAACTGCGCGAAAAGCGCAACAAGGCGTGGGAAGCTGCAAAGGCTTTCGTTGAAACTAAGCACGACAAGGACGGACTTCTGTCCGCAGAGGACGCCGCTTCTTATGCCGAAATGGAACAGAAGATTAAAGACTACGGCGCTGAAATCGAGCGTATGGAGCAGATGGCGGCTATGGACGCGCAGCTTTCCAAGCCTACTTCAACACCTCTCACCGGCAAGCCTATGAACGGTGGTAAGCCCAAGTCCGGCAGAGCAAGCGATGAGTACAAGGCGGCAATGCTGAACGCTCTCCGCACGAATTTCAGACAGGTGTCCGATGTGCTTTCCGAGGGCGTTGACGCTAACGGCGGATATCTCGTTCCCGAGGAATACGACAACCGCCTTATCGACACGCTGACCGAGGAAAACATCATGCGAAAG